GTGTCGGTGGGGTTTTAAACCACTCATATATATCAAGACACTAAAAAAGACGGATTTTTAACACAACATCCATCTCGACTAATGGTGTGCACACCGTCCGTGCACGTAAAGTTGTGTGTTGGCTAAGCTGCTACAGTACCCGGACCTTTCATAAGGCAAGGGGCACCCAGGTACCAACTAAGATTGAAGTCTTCGCCAATCGCCTGATAAAGGCGCGGCCGCATACCGATATAGTTCTGCGTATTGGTACCAATGAGGTCAATTAAGATACGAGCATTGGTAACTCTATACAGACCCCACGGTAGCAGGAGATTTCGATTCATAGTAGCACCTGGAACAACAAAGCGTAGTTCAGTCTGAAAAGGAATTTCAAACTCAACACCACTTTGGGTTTCTAGGTTGTAAGCTTGGGACCCACAATTAACAAATTGATAAGGAGGGTCGCTAGAGTAGGCTGCTCCATTGGAAATACTATTGTACCCAACAGCGAGTCGATCCTTGGCGACAAAGGATGCAAGAGGTTCATTCATATCGACTTCAAAGTCAAATACAGATGGAATCCTGCTCACAAGAACCTTCAACGGGTTAGTTGTTTTACCCGACAAAGACATCTTTATTCGGGTAGAGCCACGCTCACAACAATATCCTACTTGAAAGTAAGATATTGGGTTGGTAACCTCCAACGAACATTTGGCATAGTTAATTGGAGAAGGGCCATAAAACGTTGTATGTTCACAAGGGCCAAAACCAAATGGCATTCTAGGCACATCAATTTTTAATGTACATATGTCATCTGTTGTTGAAGCTTGAGGGCAAAACAAAAATTTCATGGCATGATAGCGTTTCATAACATTGCGTAGAGAGACAATATTTTGTCCAAAATACACAAGATTATGGTCTGGCTGGATTGGGAGTGGGGTTAGCTGTGCGACATCTTCGCCACAACATTCCTCAGCCCCATCTAACCCACTATCATATTCAATGTCACCAGTTGGTACAAGTTGCTCATTATTAATGAGTCTTGTTCCATCGAAGAAGACATTGTTGATAACAGGGTTTCCTGCTTGCTGCAACTCAAATCCCTCAGCAGCACTGATAAAACAGTTAATGCTTACGGGAACAGTCGCATCTGGGGAAACCAGAGAATTGAGTACTAACAACTGGAAGATACCGTTGTGAAATCTGATCTCTGGAATGCCCGGAACAAAACAGTTTGGCCCTGGTATTTCGATGTCTTCAAAAGACTCGACCTGACGATAGTGGACACTTTGGTGCCAATCAATCACTATCTCAAAATCACTGGACTCACTAAGATCCCAAACCCAATTATAATTAACATTGGAGGTATCTAGAGTTCCGTTATTAGCAGCATTCGTGTCGTTCGGATCATATCTTATTTGAATTCGACCACGATGAAAGACAGAACTAACTGCTTGGAACCTGTACTTAATGGGTCCGCGCCAGTACTGAAACGCACTGCTGACATACGCAATAGAAGGAAGGTGATAAACAGTATGTGTAACACCCTCCTCAGTAAGCGACGACAGTTCACCGCAAATAGGATTTACATAAATTCTATCAACAGTTGTCCCTGTCACCACAAGTGCATCGGTAACGTTAGCGGTGGAAGGATAGGCAAAGGTGCAAAGAAAAGACTCATGACCAGCAGTATGCATAATACTCATATGATCCTCATTGGCTAAACCAACGGCATCATTAGTAACACACAATTCCTGCTTAGGGTCAAGAGTTAACTTATACATCAGATCCCCACCAATTCCCGTTGCCATCTGGGAATATGCTAAGTTTCGCATAGGGGCGTGATCACTGAGTATGATAGGACGGGAGAAACCAAAAAGCTTAGCTACAGAAGAGACAGCACGTGATGCTATCTCAGTAGCCTTGGCAAATCGACCGATGATTGGCAACGTAGATAGTTTGCCTGCAACAGCAGCAAGTGCCGAAGCAGGCGCACTAACAGCGCCCTCACCATACTCCCCCGTAGGTACAAGAATATCAGAATCTGTTGGGCCACAGAAATGTGCATCAGACATCCATGCATACACGGAAACCTCAACATGTTCTGAAGCGGTATCAGAAACGGTCTGTAACTGGTTAAATACATTGAATTGTATATTACCTAACAGACCAATACCAGTACCAGTACTGTTAACAACAGTGTCGAAAACTGAGTTTTGGAGATCAATGTAGTCATAGGGCCAGACAAAAGGACAAACAATTGTACTAGACTGATTAGAGCCCGGGTTAACCCAGACATGGGGTAATTGACTATAATTGATCTTATGCGAATGGCGACGTGGGATATTGGCAGGGGCTATCTCATTAGCGATAAACTCCTGCATTGGGTAATACGTAACCATCAAACGCCCAAAGTGGAAAGGTGTACCATTAACCATAATTTTGACATTCAAGTTGCCGCGCAACAATTTATAGTTACGAAGCTTTGGCTTGACATTGGCGCTATTAAGGAAAAGGTACCATGGGTTTATAACGTTGGCACCAAATATGGTGCCTGGAGAGCTCCCCCATGTGAAGTCGCCTAACGCGGCCCCCCATCTAAACGAACCTAAATGTACAGGTCTGGATAACCAGTCCGAAATGTCTATGTTCGCTTTGGTGGGTGGCAAAATGCCGGATTGATCGGCTCCTTGAATATCAAGGGTTGAATCGAGGGCGTTGTCAAAAAACACCAAATTTTGGTGAGCTTCAGACGTTCTAGAAGCTTTTGAGAAAGAAGTAGTAGAATCCATAAGTCCTAAACATCCATCCGGTGTAAGCCCAATAATTCACCAGCCAAAGGTCTTAATGGCTGTCCCGTTTACTAGCGGGGCTAGAGTGGCACTAATTCAACAGTCTCGGCTGACAGTACAATATAGCCACTAGATTGTACCTGCGGGACTGCAGTGTATGAGCGAGATCTCAACTGGTCCCATGCTTCACGCCATGTAAGGAACCCAGGATGGGTCCCCCTTGGGGTAACGCACGAGATAGTGAGTCTGTGCTTATCCAGTATGCGCTCGAAAATTATCCGGTAATGCTCATACTTATCTTCACCATAGTGCACCAAATGCGTTAAGCACTCCTGAAGGCACACTATAGACTGTTGCTCTACACTCATACTCAAAGATCGCACAAATAGAGAAACAGTTTTACAAATTGATTCCCATTTAAGAGGCGCAAAAAGAATCCCATCATCGCTCCTAAAAGAGCGAGAACAGAATTGGACTTCGTCCACTGTAATATATGGTTTGACAGAACCTGTCTTATCACCATCAGTGTAATTAAGCCCTAAACGAGCCATATTACGAGAAATGGTTACCATATTAAAATCCGGGAACTCTTCACTAACTGAACCAGTTGAATCATCACCATACAAAGCAAGACGAACTCCACTATAGAAGTCTTGAGGACCACATAGTGGATACTCTTGTTTAAAACAATAGTAATGAGCAATCAGGTTAACAATGGTGTTCAACCAGGTTGTCCACCAAGCTCCTGAAATCCCAAGGCCGTTAAGTTGTATAATGTCTCCATCATAGCTAACATGGACACACACAAACAAATCTATGAGTGTCTTAGTAACACGAAGTTCCTCGGGCGTATAATTGCCAGATTCACTACACATGCGATAAAAGAAAGTCGAAGCACATGTTAAAATGCGCTGCCACAAACTAGTATCAAACTTAGAAAAATCTCCAAACAGAAACTTGTTAAACTTAGTCAGCTGATGGTATAACGAGGCCCACTCTAAACTTTCAAGATTGAGCCCGACCATACCACAAAAGATATCCCTATGCATCATCATAACTCGTAGAGTCGTAAGCATATATTTCCTACCAAGTAAATTGTATAGAAAATTAGTTACATAGAATACTCTAACACGAGCGGCCTGATTTTTGGCTGGAGAGATAGGTTCATCCTTCAGTGTAGCAGCGCTAATCATAGGGGCACAAAAGTCTGTGTGTAGACTTGCCTCCAATTTCACGCACTGCGCTAACATACCCTCATCGAGCATAACTCCGTCAGGATAGTTGGGTCGGGGGTCTTCCACGAAGAACTTCCGCTTGGCACCTGTAAAAGGTGGACCACACGCTGTCTTCATTGGGAGACTAGTCAGAGCTGCAAAGCCAGGAATACCATTAATGGCTTGATACAAATCAAGAGGTTGCACGTGTGTACGCACATCTCTCTTCACAGCAGGATTACTCATAATGTGATCTAATAGCTCTTTAGTACAACTTTGAAGGTCTGACTGGGGAAAGGCTACGGTTCTAGTAAGTGCTAAGACAGCAGAAGTGTGCATTGAATCACGCCACTCACCATCAACACATACTGGCCTCATAACCGGTGCTTCTTTATCAGACACAAGTTCAGGACATTCAGCACTAAGGTCCTCAAAGAAAACACTTCTAGTAACTTTACTAAGAGATCTTTTCTTACGAAGGACGTTTGTACTAGCCTGAAACTCACCACACCCATCCTCAATGGTGTTATAAACACTATTAGGAACGGGGTCAGTGAGTCTAAGGTCGACGTCAAACGATTGCCGCTGAACAATTGCCAAATTGGTAGCAACAATGTCTGGTGTAATCTTTACGAGACGGTCAAAATACTCGTCAACAATAGCCTGGTTGATGGGTATAGCAACCGCTGTAACATTATTATGTGCAGGATTACCTCCAGCACATATGATGCCGCCGACCCAGCAGTGATCTTGATCAATTACATACATCGGCCCACCACAGTCTCCAGCAAGTGACGGCAAGTCACACTGCATGAAGCCAGTAGTGTCAAATGTAAGCCCCTGACGAGCATGGCCACAAGTGTATTGAGAATTACTCATTTTAAGACACTTACGACCAAGCTCCTTGGCAAGACCAGTCTTGCTCGAGACAGAAACAAAACTAGCTGCTTTACCTGTGAACATCACAGGCCCCTCGGGGAGTAGCTTGTAAATAGATCGAAGCGTGGGTACGGAAAGTGTAAAGAAAGCAAGATCCAGTTTATCATGGAAAACCATCATAGATCTAGAAATGATAGTCTCACATTGACGTTGTACGTGAAACCTACCAGTGCTCTTATCCTTCCTATAACAATCTATACGAAAATAATCGAAAATAGGGTACTCACACTCCGTACCATCTCTATAGTCTGGGCGGAAGACGTGCATTACCGAAGCAAGCATCTCTCCCTTGACACAGACAGCATTAACATGTCGCGTTTTACACCCAGGGAGCGCGTCCCCATTCCGATCACATGGCTGTATAGATATACGCAGCATGCGGCTCAATAGCGTGTCCTTCATCTGATCTGGTGAGGTTATCTTCACATCAACGTCAATGGTTGGAGCTTTCTGCATTGACATTTCACTTCTCCATGTGGAGGCCGTGAAATCTACGTTATGTTTAACGAGTGCAGCGCCATTCGGCTCTAACTCTTGTTCACTAGATTTGAAATACATATATATTAAACCTCCGACAGCTAGCATACCTAACACCTTAAGTGCATGTTGATATCTCTCGTAAACAATCGAAAAATGCACATTGCGCATGAGTTTAGCTTTGTAAGCTTGTGCTGCGTGCGCAAGCCACGCACTAAGAGCTTCGTCCGACAAGTACCTATAATTTTGTAGGCACAGTTCTACTACTTCAGAATGTGTTCTGACAAAATCATTCTTAAGTTCGTGTTCAATTTGTAAGGCTGCACATTGCAACACATCATAAATATAATAAAGATGTCGGGGTCCCATTCGTGAGTATAACATTAGAACCAGGAGTGTGACAAATAACACACCAGGTATGCCATACCAAAAGTAAATCGGACTAAGAAATACCCAGAGACTTGGCACATAACCTGCACGCATAACCGCCATGACTGACGTAAACATCTCGCATGTAAGTGTGTTAACTGCACGACTGGACGTCGGCACTAAATTTTGGCGTGCAGCAATCTCAGCTATACGGTCGAAGTCAACATACTTGTCGGGAATAAATGGATCTCCATTACCACAAACAAGTGTAGTATCATTCTCCGAACGCGGAAAATGAGAGGCTCCGGGTAACTTACAGTTAGCGCAGAAACCTCCTGTGACATCAACACTCAGAGCACTGACAACTTGTTCCTGCTGTAGAAAATGCTGCTTTGTGGTTTCATGCACAAAAACAGCATAATCTTCAACATTTGTAAAGGTGGAAACAAGCGTGTACTTACCATCCATATACTTATAAATGTCATATTCCCAATAATCCATCAAGACGTGGTTCATCCGCAGTAAACCATGGCGAGTACAAAACGCTTCTGGATCGCGCTTATACTCACTAATTTTGGACGAATCTAATCGAGGAACCTGACCCTCCATAACACGGAAGGCCTTCTTGACACGGGGCTCAACCGCAAAAGGAATACGCCTATATACAGCATCAGTGTGCTTATAGTAGGTCGCAATTCCAAAGGGATTAGGTGATGTAACTAAAGAATTGGTAGTTAACATAACCACCTTAGCCTGAACAAATCGCTTACCCTTAGAGTCAAGTGAAGCCTGATTAGTTAAATAGGGAACATTATTAATGGTTCTAATTAACATTTGCAATTGGGCTGAAGCCGATTCTACAGTAGTATGTTTGAAGCAGTCAACGTCATCAAATATAAATATCTGCTGACGCGTAGATTCTTCAAGCCCATCTGCAAACTTATCTCCATCGTTTTTGTGCCACCTATTTTCAACGCCACATGATATACCAGCAGAGCCAGAAGCGAACTGGATAGTTTGCTCCATGACAGAACTCTTACCAACGCCGCTAACAGCCTGAATCGCAAATACAACAGGTACTACGCGATTGGTAGCTGCAGAGACATCAGAAAGGGTCTTATCATATACGCGCTCTATTTCAGCAATACGCTGATCCATAACACGTACGATATTGAGGTTGCGTGGTGACTTCTCTAGTTTGTTACGCAACTTACGTGCGAACACAAGCAGTTTCTCACACTCGGCAGCATAAGCTGCTTTCTCCGCGAAAGGAACACTGCGTGATAACAAACTACGATGTTTCATAATATAATCCTGATATGAATCAGGAAAGTACAAAAGTTCTTCGAATGAGACATTCTTATTCTCATAAAGAATGTCGACTTTCTTAAGAATCATCGCGAGAAATTTCCCAACATCAGTTATCAATGACAACGGGGTAACATTAACCTTAACACTGGAATACAATAAACCAGTAGTAGTTGAAAATAAATTATCAAAACTTGTGTCGGCCATGTACCCCTTAGCAACAAGCACGGCTAAGAAACGAACAAACCGGTGATACAACTCAGAGTCTACTAGAGAGTCAAGAGACCCAAGAATGTGTGTACCAAGGTCGGCAAACGTACCAAAAAGCCCATTGGGGACTAAATCGGGTTCATTGTTGTCCTCAGGGACCGGATCAGCGTGAGCATAACGAGTCTCCTCGCGTTGCGTTTCAAACTCCGTGAACTTCCACTTATCTGGGTTGATTAAGATATCATTGGCAATGAGTACTTTCCAACCCTCAAAACTAATATATTCAAGTGGTGTTTTACCAGTAAATAGAAGAAAAAGACTATAACAAATCGAGTAAAGACTAGAAAAATTTAGTGGGACACGTTTTTTATAAACGTCCCTAAATATACGATACAAGCCCATTGCGTGATCCAACGTACGGTGTCCGCGCACTGATAAATGAACCTCTTCTAGCTGTCCAGCGGCATCATCACCGATAAAGCCAGTGGCCTTATAATAATGATGATCTGCACATGGTACAAGCGTGGGAGCCTGAGGCTCAGAAATACGCTTGGCTAGCGTAAGTGGTTTAGTGTTATAAAGGTGTTTCTGTCGATAAGTTTTAGGGTGGACTTTACTTAAATGGTAAGACACAAAATCATCTTCATCATCACACTTTGGAGGACGCTTAACACGTGATGATCGACCAGACTTAACTAAGGTATCCATTGCATGGCGATTTAACACCACATCTTTGGAACCTGTAGGAATTAAGACTTCCTCAAATTCGCCAGAGGTATCGCCATCACAACGAGGCGACCCCTGACTAAAATCGGACTGGTCTGAGTCACTATCTTCACTATCCTCCACAAACACGACATTAATATCATTGTCATAGAGATAATTAAAATAACTAACATCATGTGCGTGAGAAATATGGACTTCAAACACCTCCCTGTCATCAGTTGCTGTACCGAGATCATGTCTACGTTGCCACAACCTAGTTGTGACAGACTGATTCAGATTAGTAACTGTACCGGGGATCATAAACTCTGGATGAGGATCACCGAAAAGTGGCATTGTAGGTAACTCTAACGCGTCATTATCGGTAACCCGCATACGGAATGGGGTTCTATTAGGGAGTCGGGGGTGTACTACCACTATATCATCATAATCCGTAAGATGTAACGGAATTCTAGGCATAGTAGTATAGTAGCCCCCTGGAAGCGGGATATGTTCATTCTCCCGCATAGGGCCATGCTCTTCCTCAGTAAAGAGCAGACCCTCTTCTGACGCTGCTAACTTAGCAGGCGTCATGAGTTGAAATTCAGCAATCAACTCCTCATCACGAACGCCAGTCGAAAACTTATGAGGAACAACTTTTTCAAGATATTCATCAGCTCGCTTTTTAGCGAAATTCAACTGTCGCGTAACCACCGCTAAAGTACGCAAGCGGTGTTTGTCACACACCCTACCAAGCCTTAAGTTTGGTGTGTGACATGTAACAGGTTTACGACTCAAAAGATACAACCTGTCACACAAAAGAGTGAGCTGTGGGTTTGTTTGTGCCCACTCTTCATAACATCTATTCTTCTTATCCCTGAATAGAACGGTTTCGCGAATTGCAAACAATAAGTGATCTAAAGTTACATATCGCTTACCACGACTATTCCGGGGAAGCATAAACGCCTGTAAAGCCAAACATTGGCTTCGCACATCATCCGATGTGGATATTTCTAGTTTTGGTGAGTCTAGAAACTCGACTTGCACGTCAGAGTGTGCCTCCTCCGCTGGTTTTGTTGGGACCAGCAACCCGATGTTCAACTCCATAAGTCGGTAAGCACGAAGCTACATTGAACTTAGCGAACGTTTTGTTTGGTCTGCGCAAACTCTGTGTTTTCGTTCCAGTACCTCTACTGGCGCAGTAAAACTCCGTTATCACTACAGTGTAGTGTTCGGCAGGAATACGGATATATCCCACCTAGCCCAACAAGGCGAAAGAAAATAAAAGAAGGGGTAATCTGTAAGGTAGATTGTACCATAGTGGTGGGGCAAAAGCCCCAAGTGGGACACGCTACGAATAACGTATCCCGGATGGGGTGAAAAGCTCAAAAGAGCAATACACCCCGAAGGCCGCACCAACAAAGTTGGTAATTTTTAAACTTACGGCTATGTAGAAACCTTAAACTAAGGGAGTGCACATGCAAAAGCACATGACTAGAAAAGTCTAAAAGACTATTGGAGGAAGAAACTTACAGCATGCCATCAGAAATGACATGAAGCAGTGGAATTCTCAATTAATGGTACGGTAATGAGCAACTCATTAACGGCAGCTATATTATACACTTACGCCCGAGACAAAAAAGGGCTACCAAAACTTGGGATGGCAAGTAAACCATCTATGGAAGATCCAAAATAAC